TATCGCTTCAATTCTGTGAGCTCCTGTTGCGGATACACTGACTCTGTGCAGGTAATTCTCCTTGAAGAACGTAGGATATCCGAAGTAGTCACAAGCGCCGGTCCAAGGACCGTCAGTTCCGACGGATGCGACATAAGAGTCTGTGGATACTCCGAGAAATCTGTTCCAGTTTTTGAAGTCACCCAGCACGCAGCAGTAGATCTCATTGACTACTCCATTATCTTTCTGGCCGTAATAGCAGCCCCAGAGTCTGTTCTGACATTCCACGACATAATCCATATCCGGAATCGTGGTTTTCATCAGAAAGTTGACGCCTACTTCGGTAAAGGATTGAGAAATCACACCTACTACCACAATATAATCGACGCCAACATGATAAAGAATCTTCGATCCGTTTAAATCATTGTTCTGCATACCCTGTATGGATACGCCATCGTATTCATTAAACAGGTCGGATGGTCTTTCACCTATCGCAAGAGCAGGCTGCTGGAATGTTATTTTGGTAAATACCTGAGTTACTTCCATCCACATTGACGATGCGGAAACCCAAACATTCAGAGTATTATTCGCTGTATCAATCCAGAGATCTCCGTCTGTCGGATCTTCGGGAGGATCATCGTCTTCCGTAATGATATCATCACTGTATACGACGCCTTCACTGTTGCACATTTCCATTTTGACCGTTGAATGGTTGATCGCCAGCTCATGCGTCATGGATCCGTAGTCCGTTTCGTCCACAGTGTTGTAGTACATGTGATCCGGGAAGATGCAGATATAAGCACCCATGGTAACAAGCTGCTTCTCTCCGGGAGTAAGGCCTGTGACCTTTGTGGCCTGCCCGTCAAAGTACAGCGTGCCGTTGTCAATATAGGCCAGTTTCCCATTGAGCTGCGTAATGCCCTGGAAGTATGAAAAATGTTTTACTTTCCCGCGTTTCTTCCTGCTCGCCAGCAGAGGATAATACAGTGTGGTTAAATTCTGTGTATCGTAGAATTCTCCGTCGCCTATTTTCAGATTGTGGTTATAGCCAAGAAATGTATCTGTAACGCTTCTCTGTGTTGCTCCTTCATTGAGGATGGGCATATAGGCCATTTGATCACCACCTCAGAAATGGAAACGGTTTCCGCCGCATGGCTGCTTTGGATAATACTTCCGGTTAACCAGGGCCTCAAACTCACCATAGGTCGTATTGAACATACTGATCTGCTGGTTATACTTTGCGATCTCAGCGTTCTGCAGCGCGATCATAGCCTGGAGCCAGTAAGAATACATATCATCCTCATAAGGATTCTCAAGCTCCTGATCAGATGGAATGTGATGCGTTTGCCTGAGCTCTACGTCAATCTTATGGTCAAGCTGTGAGATCCAGTTAAGTTTTTGCTCCTTGGAGTAATGGTTAGGCATGAGAGCATCAACTTTGGCTATTAATTTTTCTGTATCAAGCATCGTTGTGCTCCTTCAGATAAGATTTATTTTCCCTGATTCATCAGGTTTTCTTCGGTATTGTGAAGCGCCTCTTTAGCGGCTTCAGATCTGTCAATCTCTTCCTTGATAAAACGAGGAACCATGACGGTCTTGCCGCGAGGAATGGTGCAGGAGTAATCGTTGACAGATACGTAAACGATCTCATCAGCGCCGGAAACTCTCTGGAGCTTTACAGGTACGCGCTCATAAGGATCGTATACTGCTTCTTCTTCGATCTCTTCTACGGTTTCTTCTGCAGGAGCTGTGGTTTTTTTGGTAGCCATATATAATTACCTCATAATTTAGATTTAAAAAAAGCGCCGGGAGCAGGGAGGAAGCTCTGCCCCCGGCAAAATGGAGGAATAAGAAATGGTATCGGATTAGTTGGCTTCGTCCGTCGCGCTGTAAGAGCTTGTGGACATGACGCGGAGGAGTCTCTCCTGGTAGAGGATCGTTGCGCCGTTTGTCTCAAACTTGTAGCCGATGGTGCTGAACTGGTTCAGAGGACCGCCGATTTCGTCCTTGTCGTGGACGATCATTTCGAGAGCGCCGCCTTCCGGATCGATGATCCCGAATGCATCCTTACCAAAGAAGTACGTTGCATAAGCAGCAATGTCATCGCCGCCGAAATCTCCAGGCAGGATGTCAGCATTGTCGCTGATGGAGCCGAAGTTGGTGCTGGCAAAGGTAATGCTGTTGGTCGTGTTTGCAGTTACTGTAGCAGTTACGCCGTTGATAGAAATCACACGGCCAACCAGAGCGCTGCCGGCAACAGTGCCGCCATCAAATGCGACGGAAGTGATAGCACCGGTATAGCCATCACCATGATTGATCTTCAGCCCACGGCTGTCAGATGCCAGATCAGCACCCTTCAGAACAGGAGCGAAGGTATCCTCAATGAAGCGGACGCCATGCAGCTCGCCGATTTCGCCGTTGAAGATCTGCTCCACGGCAGCATACTTGTGAGCTTCGATCCATTCAGAGCTCTGGCGAAGATCGTAGGTGCAGGAAGGATGTATAACGGCGTAATATTTGCCGTTGATCTTCGGCACGCGATTCTTCTTCATCTTGGTAACGGCCTTGTTCACGATGGTCGGAGTGAGCCGACAATGATAGGTCGCATTGTCTACGAGGCCGGCAGCGCTGGTAACAGCCGTTGCGGCGCCGTTGCTGATCGTGATCTTATCAGCGTACAGGACATTTGTACCGGTGAACAGAGCATCACGGATCAGGACTTCCTGAGTCTCAGCAGCGGATGCGCCCATTTCCTCGGTAGCGCCGGCAATAACATCGTCATAAGCGCGGAGCTGGAGCTTATCGGAAATGGAAACGTAGGTACCATACTGGTTAATGCTGCCGGTCAGGTTGGTAGCGCCAAAGCGCTGGCCGGTCGGAATAACGCCTTCTTTGAGCTGGGAGGCTCTGTCGAAGGTATTCCATTTACGCCACTCAACAGTGCCTTTATGGCCTGCCGGCAGAGGCTGACGCTTGCCAAACTGGGCATAGAACATATCGATACGAGCATTTTCAAGGAGCTCAGTATCATAGTAGTCTTTCAGCTCAACAGCCAGACGATCCGTTGTGGTAGCAGCGTAATCGTCGCCGGTGTAGCTGTTGGTAGCATAGGAATTGGTAGTAGTATTGCCAGTTACGTTAGTGAGTGTGCCGGCCTCCGCAAAGAACTGCAGGCCGAACAGCTTTTTAATGAGTTCTTTCATGTTTATATCTCCTTAAAATTGTGAAAGGTAAGGGGCCGGATCTTCTTAAACGTCCGGTCCGTCCAGGAGATCAGCGGAATTGCTTGCCGCTTTTCGCCTGTCTTAACCATTCTGCACGCTCAGCTTTGTTCATGGCATGGTACGGTTTCTCCTTTAAAGGAGGAGAAGATCTGTTGACAGATCCGTTTTCCGCCGGCATGGATCTACCACTCTGGATGCTTGCGCTGAGAGCCTGGGCCGTTCTCTGAGCAGCCGCGCTGACTCTGGCCTGCATTATCTCGTTATGGTGTAACGCATAATACGCCTGTTCTACGTTCAAGCCTCCGCCTGGTAGCGTCATCCGGTAAAACTGTTCATTCTGGAGCTCTCTTTCCAGATCGAATTCCGGGATCTGCTGTTTCAAAACTGCTGCCTGAGCCTGGAGCTTTGCATAATGGTCACGGAGCATCTGCTCCTGCATTGTGCGGTTAGCCTCTTCTTCTTTTCGCTTTGCCTCACGCTCTCTCTGGTCTAAAGCTTTTGCCTGTTCACGGCTGACGCCCATTTCTGAGGCCATATCCTCATAGTAGGAATCATCATCGCTCACGGCTTTTGACAATGCTTTCATGTCAAGCTTAGAGAGATCGGAAGTATCAAAGCCGTATTTCCGGCCAACCACTTCCAGCATCGGAGCCAGATCATCCATTGTCTGCTTCATGTTCTTTACACGGTTCTGGACCGTATCAGACATTCTACGATTGAATTCCGGTTCCGAGAGGATCTTTTTCCATTCGGCGTCAAAATCCCTTGTTTCGGTTTCAGCAGCGGCGGCCTGCTCTGGTTCCGGAACAGCCTGCTGAGGATCCTGTACGGATTCTGGTCTTGGAGCAGGTCCGGCTCCCCTTTTCGCCCGGTATTTTTCAACCTTATCTCTGGGTACGCCCATGGATTCAAGTACGTCTTTCTGCCCGGCGTCGGCAGCAGTGCTGTCAGCACTTACGCCCGCTGCGGCTCCGCCATCTCCCCCTTCTCCACCAGACGATGCGCCTTCGCCGGCGAAGAACTGTAGGCCCAGCCACCTTAATTTTTTGTGCATAGGATGCCTCCGTAAAATACTGACGTTTTTGAGTGCGCCGACCACTTTTGCCATAAAATATCATAGTGCCTAAAAAACACAAACCCCCCCTACGAAACAGAAACAGCAGGGATTTCTCCCTGCCGTTCCCATTCTAAATTTACTTTCCGGCTGCTTTCTTGAATGCATCCAGAGCCTGTTTTGAAGTGTAACTGAGCTTGAACAATGCCAGCTTGGTTTCGTAACTGTACGGCAGCGAGAGGATATATTTGATCTTTGCATCTCTCAAGCTGTTTGTATCGGTCTTGCCGTCGTTGTTCTTGTCTGTTCCTTTACACTTGGATATACCGATCTGGTATTCAATCGATTGCGGCATTGTCAGGCTGGTAGCAGCTTTTGCCTCGTAGATATCTCTGACATTGCTCTCAGACAGATCTGCATAGCGCGGATAGTCATGCTGGAAGTGCAGGTATCTGACATAGTTATCTGCTTTCTCTTTCGTGCCGTAGGTTGTCGGAGAGATCTTCTGCAGGTATCCGGCCAGCTTGCTGTCGCTGATCGCTTTAGCATATAGGGCCTCAGCTTTGTCATCCCAGCTATACTCTGTTTCCTTCTCAAACGAGTATTTGAGCACCGTCTTCTTTGCTGTGGTTTCATCCTTGCCGCCGTAGGTTTTGAGCATGCTCTTAACCTGAGCGTCTGTGAGATTGCCGGCAATGTATTCACTCTTGATGTTTGAATACTTAACGCCTGTAACCTTCTCACATTTGATCTGCTGCACATAGGATTTTGCGTCAGCCTTTGTCATGCCTCCGTAAGTAACATACAGTTCTGCTGCCCTGTCCTCTGAGATCTTGTCAGCCATAAACTGATCGTCAATCTTGTCATAAGGAATTCCGGTTACCAGCTCGCAGGTCCACTGCTGTACTTTCTTCTCTGCTGTGCGCTTCGGCTCACCGGCTTCTACCAGCAGATCCACGGCTTCTTTCTTTGTAATCGTCTGCTTTTTGGCCAGGTATCCATCCTTAACCTGTTTCTCAACGGCTGAATACATAGAGCTCGTGGAGCTGTAGGTATCTGCATAGGTATCGAATTTCTCCTGATCGCCGGCCTTCAGAGCATTTACCATCCGGATCCCTACTGCATCCTTGTCCAGCTCAAAACCGGCATTGAAGCTGAGGAATTCTCCGTTCAGCGCGTCCTGGATGTGCAGGTACATGGCA